TCCGGCATGCGTACATGGCAGCAGACTGTGTAGTGTTCTTCATTGAACTCTACATCCACAAAACAATCTTCTTCTAAATGACAGTTGATGCAGCAGTCATAGCGCCTGCCTGTGTCTAATTTGTAGGTGCTGCAACCTTTCACGATTTCTCCTTGCTTCGGGGGCAGGACTCGAACCTGCAACCCAGTGATTAACAGTCACTTGCACTGCCAATTGTGCTACCCCGAAAAGTGGTGGCAGGGGCGAGAATTGAACTCGCATCTCTGGCTTATGAGGCCAGTGGCGTACCGTTGGCCCACCCTGCTACGATTTACCGCCCTGCTCGTCGCGAAGGCTTAGAAGCATCGGCAACGCGCTTAACCGGGGCCTTGGCTGCGGCAGCAGGCTTGGGGGTCGGCGTGAGAGCGAGAATGGAAGCCTGAACCGAACTGATTTCCGTCAAGATGGAGTTTACATCTCGCTCAATGGTCGCAGCGTATTGTGCAAACCGCGCCTCGGCCTTCTTGGCCTGCTTCAAAAAACCGGTAACAACTGCTCCGGCGCTTCCAATCCAACTAGCGGCAATTGCCATGTAGGTAGATGCATTTGACATGTGTTTCTCCTTGGTTCCCGAATAAATCCGTCTGTGCAGAAAGTGTAGCACTTGTAACTATGAGTAGTCAATTGTTTAACTGTTGCCCCTCTTGACTACGATGGAAACAACTCCGATAGCAGAAATTTGCTATAGGGGGGGGTGGCAACCAGTTGCCAGCCGATATATATAACAATATTAAGAATAATAAAAGCACAAAATTCTGCTACAAAGGAAAAACGGTTAGTGCAATGATGAGTGTCAGTGAACAAGCCAGACTTGATGCCATCATGTCGCGTCTTAACATTTTGTATGGTTTGGACAACCTCAATCCAATCATTGAAGGTTTGTTGAACGATTTAGTTTTGGATGTTGATTGGTTACAAGAGCGTTTGTCGCTTGCATGGACAACTGTGGCTGCATACCAAAAAGAACTTTCGGGTAATCTTTAAAGGCTTGACTTATTGCATTTACAGCGCCTATAGTCTGTATAAACTTCGGAGGAACATGAAATGACTTGGTATTGGTGGGTAATTGCAGTTTACGCAGCAGTGGCATTACTGTGTTTTTTGCGCTATTGGTACATTGTTGACAAGACAGTTAAAGACCTTTTAACCAAAGGCGTTAAAGCCCCTTCTTACAAGAACATGTTTCCCTTGATGATTTTAGATTCGTTCAAGTGGCCGTTTTATATTTTGCGTGATGGTTTGAAAAGTTTCTTGGAGGAACTGAAATGAAAATTTACCTTGCCGGACCAATGCGCGGATACCCGCAGTACAACTTCCCAGCCTTTGACAAAGCGCGCAATACGTTGAAGGCCGCAGGTCACAAAGTTTTTTGCCCAGCCGAAACTGACATTGTTGAAGGTTTTAATCCCAACGAAGAAATAAGCGTTGAAAAAATTCAACAAGCATTTCGTCGTGACATTTTGGCGCTGCTTGATTGTCAAGCAATCGCTATGTTGCCCGGTTGGGAAAAGTCAGTTGGAGCAAACACCGAAGTTTCAATGGCAGAGATGCTTGGCCTGAAAGTTTTTTTTTACGACCCTTGGGGCAATGATGGCCTCATTCCCCTTTTGACGCACTACAACCACACTGAGGGCGGAGACAAGCGTTTCTTTGGCCTCACCGTCGAAATGTGCAGACTTCATGCTAAGAAACAAAACGATTACGGTTTGGACAACGACCCGTTTTCCAACGTTCGTGCTTCTGAAGCCTTTGGTATTCCCGGCTGGGTCGGTACGTTGATGCGCGCTCAGGACAAAATGAAGCGGTTGCAGAAGGCTGCTCAAGGCGGTCAACTTTCCAACGAATCGGTTGAGGATTCACTCATTGACCTTGCCAACTACGCTGTGATTGCACTTATTCTTTACAAGGAGCAGCAAAATGACTAATGACAGGGTTGACAATTTCTTAAAGCGCAATCCTCCAAACGCTCCGGGTCGTTTGTGCTACAAGTGTGGTTCAGAAACCACAGTTATTGGCCCGTGTTCATCATGTGGCGAAGAGGCTTACTATGGGCAAGACTAGAGCAGTCGGTACTGCATTTGAGACTGCTGTTGTTAAAGTTTTGATGGAACTTGGTTTTCCTGAAGCAATTCGCAACATTTTAAACTCTCCCCTTGGAGACATTAAAAACGTTCCGGTTGTGCTTGAGTGCAAAAACCATCGCAAGATGGAATTGGCTGAATGGGTTGAGCAGGCCAATCGCTCCGGTGAGCGCGCTGGTCTTTTGGCGGCAGTTGTGCACAAGCGTCGTGGCAAGCATGCTCGCAAGTCGTACGTCACTATGGAGTTAGACCAGTTTATTCCCTTGCTTCTTGCATACGACAAGGTGCGGAAAGAGGAAAAGTCCAATGACTAAAAAACTTAATCGTCGTAGCCAACAACGGCTGAAGCGCATGGTTGCAAGCGTTGATTCTCTCAACAATCTTCTTGCAGAAATCAAAGTCGAAGACTTGGAAGATTTTGTTCGTCGGGATGTCATCGTGGTCAATCCGTACGAAGTTTCGCAATCTTCAGATTTCAATTCTCGTTCCAACGGGCAGAACGGTTCTTCCATTGTTGAGCGTTCCGTGATTGCCCGTCTTGAGGGTCGAAACCTTAGCGACCCCGTACGGGAAAAGGTTTTGGAAATCGAACTTCAAATCCTTGAGGCCGAAAAGTTTTTGCGAGCCGCTGTGGTGTCCATTGATTTTTTAAAGCGCGGGGTTGAGCGTAAAAAGGTTCGCCAGACAAGCAACCCCTGTGAAATCTGCCTTGTTTTGCCTGCCATTAAGTCGGGTATGTGTATGAACTGCCAAATCGAATGGGTTGAAGCAGGAGCGCCCGACCGATTTCGTTGGAAAGCATACAAACATGAACTTACATCATCAGATGGAAAGATTCTTGTAAAGGAACGTCCACCGGGTCAGCGAACCCAGTAAACATTTGACAATATAGAAATGTCGTGTAAGATATGGAATATACTAGGAAGAATTGCGCTCCGACCGAAGAGGAATTAGTGACCCTCGGTTTTGAAGCGTGGCAAATTTCAATCCTTAGAAAACTTCCGGTTGACCTCCAATGGGAGGCACACGACGAGTTTATACGTCGCTTAATGAGCGATGGAGAAACCGAAGGGTTTTTCTTTTAAGGAATAATATGCCAAACGAAGACGAATTCGACAGTCGGTTTGAAGATATCGTAAGTAGCCTTGGCGGGCTTGTTGGCGAGAACGAAGTTAACGCTCGCAAGTTTCTCGGCAACGAGCAATACGACAAAATTATGGGGCTTATTGATTTGAACAATGCGTTGCTCTTGCAAAAAGAGGCTTCGCAAATTCAATACCTCAAGATGCTGTCTGGTCTTTACGCTTCCATTAGTTGTTTTGTGGTTTTTGCAATGCCTATTTTGCTCTCTTGGTCAATTTACTATTGGGTGAAGTAAGTGGCAACAAACTTTGGTAAGTTTATTTCGGACGCGGTTGTTCCACCGTCTGTTGATGCCTTTGGCATTTTAGGTTACCAACCTACTGACCGTCAAAAAGTGTTCCACGAAGCCTCTGCAAAACGCACCGACGCTATTTTCTACGGTGGTGCTGCCGGTGGTGGTAAAAGTCGTGCTTTGACGATGGATGCCATTCATAACGCAGCCAACTATCCCGGTATGAAGATTGGTTGTTTCCGACGCACCTATGGTGAGTTGGAAGAGTCTTTTCTTGCCGAACTTGCCAAGTGCGATTATGCTCAAGCCCTTGGTGCCCGCTGGAACTCAACCAATAAAGTGTTGAAGTTTCCTAACGGCTCACTGATTAACTTTTCATATGCTGAAAACCTTGTAGACGCCAGCCGTATTCTCGGTGGTGAGTACCAAGCGTTTTATATTGATGAGGCTGGCTTGATGCTGTCAGCGGTCATTCAGCAGATTGAAGAGCGTCTTCGTTCTGGTAACAAACTTGTGCCGGTCATTGGGATTCGCCTCGCGTCGAACCCCGGTGGCGTGTCGCACAAATACCTGAAAGACCGCTTTGTCAACCCAACAAAGCGCGGCAAGGTGCCTGTGGTCGAAGATGAGAATGGCCGTTTGGTCGCTTTCATTCCAGCCAAGTCAACCGATAACCCGCATGTTAACGAAGACTACGACAAGATTCTGAACTCCATTCCCGACCCTCAGCGTCGTGCAGCGATGCGTGACGGTGACTGGGACGCAATGGTTGGTCAGTTCTTTGAGCAATGGTCATACAATAAGCATGTTGTGCGTTCTTTTCCCATCCCGAAAGAATGGCAACGCTACGCTGGTATTGACTATGGCTATGCTGCCCCCTACGCCTGCGTGTGGGTTGCTGTGGACCAAGACAGTCGTGTTTGGGTGTATAGAGAAATCTATGCCACCAAAATCAACGCTAACGAACAGGCTCAGTTAATTCTTGAGGCTGAACGTAACGCTGGCGAACCAGAAGTTATTCGTGTCGCTGACCCTTCTATGTGGGGTCATCGTGGTACGCCAATGTCCATTGCGGACATTTACGGTCTTGAAGGTTGTGGCATTACGCCAGCCGACAATGACCGGATTAACGGCTGGTCGCGAGTCCACCAATTTTTGAACGATGGACCGGCTTGTGACATTCACAGGGCTGAGGGCTTAAAGACTTGCCCAATGCTTCATGTGTTTGAGGACAAGTGCCCAATGTTCATCGAAACGATTCCTTCGCTTCCAAGAAGTGCGGTTAAGCCCGACGATGCGGAAACGAAAAATGTGGATGACCACATTCCTGACGCATTGCGCTATGTGTGCATGGCAGTCGGAACGTACGCCCGTCCTATCATCTATGACGTGGAACCTGCGTTTAAGGTTTCTCTGCCATCCTCAATGGTTGAAGTCCAAGAAACGAGCCATCAAGAACCTGTGAATGATTTGCCCCTAATGGGTGGTAAGTTTGTTGTTGGGGGCTTCGGAATGTCCCCCTTCTAAAAAGGATAACCAAGTGGCTATTACATCTTTTAGAGGGGTTCTTGAGGAGGCGTACAACAACGCCAACTCAATTGAAGAAGGTCGGCAAAAGACTTCGCCAAAGCGTTCTGGTTATGGAACCGGAATCCCAATTGGCGGTTCCTCTGAAGTTAACCCCGGTCAAAACGTTACTGCTGGCACCATTGACCGCCCTACATTTATGGGGCAGTTGCTTCAGGCTTACCTTGCTTGCCCTTGGTCCTCTGCTTCGATTGACACCATTGCGCGCACCTGCACAGCAGGTGGCCTTGAGGTTATTTACAACACCACGTCTTATGGACTTGAAAAACCACCGGAGGCAACCCCGGAGGTTAAGAAGGTTCAAGAACTTCTGAGTTATGTCAACCCAAGTGATGACATTCGACAATTGATGCGTACGGTCATTACCGACCTGCTCATCTTTGGCGATTCGTTCACTGAAGTTGTTTGGGTTATGGGCGAGCCTGTTGCCCTTTACCCGCTTGACCCGACCACGATGACTGTCTTGGCCGACGAGCATGGCGTTATCAAGGGCTACGTTCAGCGTACGCCTACAAACCGCACTGCTCGCTTTAAGCCCAATGAAGTTATTCACGTCAAGTTTGATTCGCCCGGAGACACGCTGTACGGCGTTTCCCCGACGCAAAAAAACATTCTGCCCATTACCTCATGGTTGTTCACAGCGGCGCTTATCAAGGAAACCATGAAGCGTGGAGACCCGTTGAGGGCACACGTTGACTGGCCGCTGGCTTTGCCAGAATCCGAGATGAAGCGCTTGCAGCAGCAATACGCTATTCGCAACCTCGGCGCTCGTAACATTGGCAACCTTTTTGAGACTAAGGGTGGCGCTGTCGTTACTGAAATGGGAACTAACCAGATTAACAACTGGCTGAATACCCTTCAACAGCGTCGTGATGAGATTCTTTCCGGCTACGGTGTGCCACCTTCAAAGGTCGGCGTTATCGAAGCAGGAAACCTTGGCGGTGGAACTGGAACCCAGCAGGACAAGACGTTCCGAGTGAACACCTGCGGCCCTATCCAAGAGATTGTTCTTGAAAAGTTTTCGTTTGCGCTGCTTTACCAAGCATACGGTGTCAAGGACTGGCATTTGAAGTTTGGCGTTGTTGACTGGCGAGATGACGAAGTTATTGAGATGATTCGCGACCAGCGCATCCGCAATGGTTCGTGGACCCTTAACCGCGCTCGTGCTGACATTGGCGAGCCGCCTGTCGATGGTGGCGATGATGCGGTGCTTATTGACCGACAGAACATGGTTCTTTGGTCAGACCTGAAGGACTTGTCAACTGCCAACCTTGCGGCAGTTCAGGCAACTGCACAGACCAAGAACGCTATGCAGCCTCCGAACACGGCACCTTCGCCCAACGTTTCTAACAAGACCAGCAAAAACCCTGACCCCACAAAGTCAAAGGCCGGTCAAGTAGTGACTGCAAAGAAAACGCAGTCATCTTCTAACAGCGAATCAGTCGAAGAGAGCGAAGATGAGTGAAGAAACTGTTCCCGAAGAACAACCTATGGGTGACACGATTCAACTTCCTAACGGCACGTTGCAAAACACTCCATTCGGCGGTGTGACTGCTGCCAAGGCTGCTGCGCTCATTAAAAAGCAAATTGGCTAACTATTTAGGTCGTGCTGGTGCTTATGCAATGCATAAAGCACACCCTAGGGGACAGCAAACAGCGGCTCAGATACGGGCAGAGCGCGAAAACTTGATTAGAGCGCGTTTGGCTCGTGGTCAAATGCGACACACAAAGTCAACGCCTTATCATGGTTTGCGTAAGTCAACTGCAAAGTCCAGAGGGACTGCTGCGGCAGAACGCGTTTACAGGATGCGAGACATTAACAACTACAGAACCCGACCATTGGGTTCTCGCGTTGTGCGGTATAACGCCAAGGGAAGAATTAAAAAACCTCGTATTCTTGGTGTAAACAAACGATTTGTTGCGCGTGTTGCTCCGGGGCGTTACCTTGGAAGAACAGCGTGGGGTTCTGCAAGAACTCACAAATTTAAACACAGATTGACAAAACGCCAGCACCGCTTCAAGCAGGTTAAACACTGGAAGCATCACGGCAAGCGTTATACCCCAAGGTAATTACTCATTATGGCAGATTCTTTTTCACCACCAGAACAAGTTCGGAAAAACGCTGCTCGTTCACTTGAGTTGCGCAAGGAATACAATCGTGGTATGACCGCCGTTGGCGTTGCTCGTGCTAGGGATTTGTCGGGTGGCAAGAATATTTCAGCCGACACCATTAAGCGCATGCACTCATACTTTGCCCGTCACGAAGTTGACAAAAAGGGTAAAGACTGGGCTAATCAATCCAATCCTTCTGCTGGCTACATTGCGTGGCTCGGTTGGGGTGGAGATGCTGGACGCTCTTGGGTCAATGGAATTATGAAGAAGTTAGAAGCCAAAGAATCTCAGGAGACTGTTGAAAGCATGAATTCTACAAAGGCTGCAACCGTCCGTGGTATTTTTCTTCGTCCCGGCATTTCCAAGAACCGTCGCTTGTACACCAAGGAAAACATTGGCAAGGCTGTTGAAAGGATGCAAGAGGCCCTTAAGGGTAACTCTGGCCTTCCTATCAACATGGCAACAAGTCACGGAGCCGCCTTTGATGACGATGCACTGTCCACTGTCGGTCGCGTAACTAACGTTTATCAACTGCCCGATGGTTCGGCTGGTTTTGAAGCAGACATTGCGAATACTTCGCATGGTCGCGATATCGCCAACCTCGCAGTCGGTGGTTTTATCAAGGGCGTTTCCATTCGCGGCCAGTGGCTCGGAAATGTTGACACTGTGACTACCGATGATGGCAAAGAGGCTGTGACCGCCGATGACCTTGGCATTAACGGCATTGATTTCACTCACAGCCCCGGCGTTGACGGTGCCGAAATTATTAATGCAAGTCTTGCCGAGTCGGCAAATTCAGACACATCGTTGATTTTTGAATCTGTTTCAGAAGTGCAAGTTATTGAATCTGCACACGACGAGCAAATTATTGCTGATGCCGTTGAGAACGCAGTTCAGTCTGCGCTTGAGGCAATCTTTGAGAAAGATGCAGCAAAGCCTTACGGTGACGTTCAATACGCCGACCCCGGTTATCAGGCTGATAAGAAAAAACGTTACCCGATTGACACAGCCAAACATGCTCGCGCTGCGTGGTCTTACATCAATCAGGCAGACAACGCTGGCCTTTACACTGCGGCGCAATTGAAGCGAATCAAATCGCGAATCAAGTCTGCCGCTAAGAAATTTGGTATCAACATTGTTGGCGAGCATGATTCGCTTGCTCAAGAAATTCAAGATGTTCTTGAGGCTTATGCATCAATTACTCTTGACAATGATATGGACAGTATTCACATCAGCGGTTATGCAATTGACCCTCATCAATTAAAGATGGTCGCAAACCGAGTTGCGTTTGGCGCTATTGCTGCCATGCATGCAATTGACCCTGATGATGACGGAGATATTTACCTCTCCAAGCCGGATTGGTCTCACGTTGATGACACTGGTGATGCCGGAGGAATGGGACCAGAGGATGAAGAAATGATGAGTTCGCAACCAGCCATGACAAAAGAGTGCAGCGAATGCGGTGGCCTTGCCCCGGAAAGTTCAGCCTACTGCCATGAGTGCGGAGCGATGTTGCCGGAATCTACGGATGACAACAACATGGAGGACGCTTGCTGCGGCGAGTGTGGCGCTTCTCCGATGGAGGGAGCAGCCCACTGCCACATGTGCGGCGCTCAACTGCCGGAAGCGGTGTCAAAAAATGCTATTGGCTGCACAACTTGTGGCGAAATGGCTCCAAAAGATGCAATGTATTGCCCCACCTGTGGGGACCCCGTACCACAGGCCGAGTCGCAGGACACGGCCTCTAACCAGACCAAGGAGGAAGTCACAGTGAGTGACAACCAAACTGCTGCTGAGGCTTCTGCCGAAGAGTCGGTGGAGACACCTGCCATTCGTAGCATGACCGATGCAGACCTTCAAGTGCTTGCAGGCTTCATTGTCGCTGCAAGCAAGCCAACCGAAAATGCTCCCGAAGAGGAAGAGGCCGAAGTCGCCCCTGACGCTAAAGTTGAGGCTCCTGCCGACGCTGACGCTGAGGTTGCCGATGAGGCTCCTGCCGCTGAGGAGTCCAATATCTCTAAGGAGAATGAAGTGAGTGAGAACCTTTTCACTGCTGAACAAGTTGCCGAAATGGTGACCAAGGCTGCTACCGAAGCCGCCAAGGCCGCTGTTGAAGCAGCCAAGGCCGACGCCGTTGAGGCGTATCGTTCCGGCAGCATTACCCGTAAGGGCCTCGTTAATGAGTCAACTGGTTTCGATGCGTCGGAACTGCTTGAGTCAGATGAGATTGACCCCAATTTGCTTGCTGAGATGAACTCATCCCAGTTCCGCAAAATCCAAACCGAGATTTGGGGTTCCACCCCGTTCTTCGCAGCAAAGTTCGCTCAAGCCGACCGCGGCTACTGAGCCTAATCCTACCTATTAAGGAGAAATAAGAATGTCTTCCGACCTTCAAGAAGCCCTTTTGACCGCTGGTGGCGCAGCCGCCCTCGTTGCTAAGCACATTGACCCTGTGCTGCTTGAGTACCAGCGTCGCTACGCGCCCCTCGTGCGCGCCCTCCCGTCCGTCAAGTGGGGTAGCACAGTTTACTACTTCAACAAGCGTACGACACTCCCTCAGGGTGGTTTCGTGACCGATGGTGGCGCTCGCCCTGTCTCGTCATCGAACTACGCGCAGGAGAACTACCAGATTCGTCTGCTCCAGAGCGTTGGCGCTGTGACTGGTTACGCTCAGGCTGTGACCGCCGACCTCATCTCGGACCTTCGTGCCCGTGAAATTGAGGGTGCTGCTCGCGGCCTGTACTGGGACGTTGAAAATGCCCTTATTTGGGGTGCAGAGGCTCCGACCAGCGCTGGTCCGTACCCACAGTTTGATGGCCTTGACGTTATCTGCTCGCAGTTCTCGTCCTCCAACACTGGTGGCCCTTCGCAGGGTATCGGTGGCGGTACAATTGACAACTACAACGGCGCACAGGGCACATCGGGCAACGGTTGGGCTGCTCCCAACTACAACCCTTGGACCGATGGCGTTGACCAGAACTGCATTGACAACGGCGGCAACTACCTCGCCCTTGGTTCCCTCGATGCCGTGATTGACATGGTTGAGTCCAACGTGGCCGAGCCTGTCGAAAACGACGAGTGGATGTTCCTCATGTCCCCTTCGGCCACCAGCCGCCTGTCGCAGTTGCTCATCAACCAGCAGCGCTTTGTTGACAAGGTTGAGATTGCTCCGGGTCTCATTGTGCAGACCTACCGTGGCATTCCGATTGTCAAGTCCTCGTTCCTCTCGCCGCGTACCAACGCAATGAGCGCCATCACAACTGCTACCGCCACCACTGGTGGAGTGCTTGCTGCTGGTTACTACTGGTACAAGGTTTCCGCTGTTGTGGCGCGCTTTGGTGAGACTCAAGCAACTGCTCCGACTGTTGCTGGAAACACCAACATCTACCAGCAGACCACTGGTTCGACCAGCACCATCACGGTGTCGTTCACGCCTCCGACCGGCCCTGAAGGCGCTCAGGCTACGCACTACAAGGTGTACAAGGCTTTCACAGCCACTTCCACACCTCCTGCGGCCAACGCCAACTGGAGCCTTGCTGGTATGGTGGATGCCAACTACTTCGGTAGCGGCGGTGTTTCCTACGCCACGACTCAGTTCGTGGACAATGGAAACGCTCTGGTCGCAGGCAACGGAACCAACGCCATCTCTTCGGCTCCGACCTCGTACTACTACGCCAACACCAACATGCACCCTCTCACCAGCAACGGTGAGCAGAGCCTGTACCTCATGTCGCGTGACCCGAACTACATCGTTCGTCCGTACGTCCGTGAGATGCAGCCGGTCAACGTGTACCCGACCACTTCCTCGCCTGACAGCCTGCCCTTCGCCTTCGTGGCGGACACCACGCTGGCCGTTCGTGCGCCGAAGTACATCGGTCGTTTGGCTAACTTCATCGGTTCGCTGGACCGCACTGCTGGTAACGGTGTCCTCCCGACAACCACCAGTTACACCCCTAACTACATCGTTGACTAAAACGTTGTAGTGCCCTTCTAGCGGAGGGTAGCCGGTTCCCTCGTTCCTCCACCGGCTACCCTCCCTAGTTCCCCTCCCGCAAGAAAGGCTTTACTGTGAATTATTTTGTTGCTAAAACAGAGGCAGGCGGTTCTGCCGGTCTTGTTTGGGAATCCGCTGGACCGGCTGGGGCCATTGAGGTTGAAAATGACCTTGCCCAGCGTCTTGTAGCAAATTTTCCCGGCACGTTTTATTTTGTTGATGCCCCTCCTGCGAAGGAGCCTGCTGTCAAAAAAACACCGGCTAAAGCAAAAGAATCTGAGCCTGAGCCGGTCGCTGATTTGACCGATGCTTTGGACGCTGCTTCTGCCATCAAAAGTCGCAAAAAGTAGGCAACATGGTTAACAGTGGGTCTCAATATAACGACCCCATTGCGTTGGCCACGGTCGCAGATTTTACTAAGCGTTTCCCCGAACTTGTTGTTGACCTTGACCCCACGACCATCGCTGATGTTCTGGTTGAGGCAACGGCACACCTTGAGGACCGCACAGGACGCCGTTTAGCCCCGTTCACGGGTCACATTTACCAAGACAGACTCTACGGAATCGACCCGTCTGAGTATGGCAACAACGCCGATATGCCTATGGACATTTTTGGTTCATTGGGTTTGTCTCAGGCTGTTGCCCTTGGCGCTTCAACGTTGGTTCGTCATTTTTGGCTGGACCAATTTGCTCCGGTTTACCCTGAGTTGTGGACATACAACATTCAGTCCATGACTATTTTCAGAACGTATGGCGATTACCAGCCCATTGATGTTTTGTATGGCGGTATTCGTGGTCCTGACGTGACTGATGGCCATGTGTGGCTTCGCCTTGGTACATTTGCCCCTGAAGGCAGTCGTATCCAAGTTGTCTATGATGGTGGTTACACCGCAGGCATCCCTGCTTCGCTTCGACGTGCCTGCTTGTTCCAAGCAGCAAAGTTTGTGATTCTTGAATTTGAACCACAGACGCGTCGTGAAATGAACCTTGATGAGATTGACAAGCAAGTTGACAACCTCATTATGTCTTGGATTAGAGGATAACTTATGACGCAAATGGTTAAGAAAGGTGGCTCATTTAGTCGCGTTTCTTCCAGTGGCGTATACGTTGATGGC